CATAACCCGTATCAAGTAATGATGTACCTTTGTGTCCTAACAATACTGTGTTTGCTGGGAAGTAAGGGTCACGGTATACTTGGTAACGCCCTGCTAATGTACCAACTCTTTCAATACCCATGTTGTATTGGTCTTGTTCAGGAGCTGCGTTAGATACGTGGAAGTATTCTAAATCGTCAAAGATTGCAGAGATTTCAGAAGATACAACTATCCAGTTAGCACCACCTCTCAAAGTAGATTTGTGGATTTGTGCTGAGATTTGGTTAATCGCAGTCAACAAAGTTTGGTTCCAATCTTTTTGAGTGTATTGTGTTAATGGGTTAGCAGTAGTACCTCTTTTCCATCCGTTGTAATCCCAACGTAAGTTCCAAGCCGCACCTTTACGTAAGTCACGTAAAATTTCACGGTCAATTTCTGCTGCCACTTGCTCAGATAATAAAGCTGTTAATTCAGCTTCAGCATCGATGTTATGGAATGCAGAAACGTCTTGTGCTAATTCAGGAGACCATTGTGCTCTTAGTTTTCTTTCTGTTACAGAAACCGTTACAGATTCTAAATCAAAAGAAACCTCACCAATTTTGTCTTCAAATTCCAATTCTTGGTAAATTCTATAAGTACAATAGAATTGTTGTGCGGCTAAAGTAGCGGATGCCGTTAATGTAAATCCTGAGTAACCATCTAAAGATGCTGCTCCAATAGATGATGGAACTTGACAGTCAACTTCTAAATAGATGATACCAGCGGCGTCACAAAGATTATCATATGATCCACCGTTACCAGTAGATGGCCATGAAGTAGTAGTTTGTGATCCGTATTGAACGATACCTTTACCGTATTTTTGAGTAACAACTCTAAAAAGTAATGGTGAAGTTGTACCTAAACCTGAAAACGCGGCTTGATTCGACGTGTTTGAAAAAGCATAAACATTCGAATCTGATAAAAACGCTTCGTTATCCATTAACTGACCATCAGGACCAATTAATTTACCAGCTCCACCTGATGTGAATCCAGAAAGTGCGATAAGTACTTTTCTGTGAACAGGTCCACCTGTAGTGGCTCCGTTAGTATTACCACCATTAGTTAGTGTGTATGTCCCCTCAACTAATTGTCCGCTTGACCAAACCTGAGTTACCGCCGCTTTAGTGATTGCAGTGTAAGCGCCTTTTGAATAGTCAAATAAACCTGCCGGATCCAAACCTGGCTCAGTTCCTTCATAAAATCTATCATAAAGGTTTTTATCGTTAGCACCATAACCAGCTTGTGCTTGTGCTGGTGTTGGTCCACCGTCAGCACCAATAGGTCCAAAGTGTGGAAAATCGGTCACTGAATTTGCTGCCGTATTATAACCTTGAATTTTAGGTATAAAGTAGAACAATTTACCAATTGGTAAGTTCATTGCTTGTACAGAAACTAAGTCGTTAGCCAATAATTTAGAGAATACACGTCTTACGATAGGAAATACTACCGTTTCGAATGAACCTGAACTATCTGTTGACGCAGCTTCGTTAATTAGGTGAGAGGCTTGGTTTTCATATAACTGTGCCATATTCTCTTTAACGTGACCTTTAAGTCCGTCTAGGAACCCTAATCTGTCCCATTTGTTAATTGTGTCTTCTTTGATAACTTTAAGGTGTTTTAACCCTATGTTACCAACTAGACCTGATTCTAATAATGCTCCCATTTTTTAATTTTTTTTAAATTGAGTTTATTTTATTTTATTTTATTACATTTTTGACATCAAATCTCTCATTCTCATGAATTGAGGATTTTCGTACGTTTTACTTTCGATTAAATTTGAAGCGGAACCGTTAGATGGTGCTTTAGATACTTGTCTCTGAATAGATTCAGTTACAATTTCATTAGAACCTTTACTTCCGTCCAATTCATTTTTAATTGTTTTGTAAAGTGATTTAGATTCTTTAATAGATTCTGCGTTATCGAATCTTCTAAGAATATTTATTTTTTCTTGTTTTGTTGTTGAGTGTTCTGTGAACAATCTTGTAGAGTACGCCAAGTTTGAGTTAAATACTGCCACTTCATTTAATTTGTTTCTAAAGAAATCTAAAGCTTTTTTGTATTCTTCATTTTTTTCTCTTAACAAATTCATTTCTTTGGAGACTCCTTCATTAGTTGGTCTAACTTTCATTTTAGGTAATCCTCTTCCTGGATAATTTCTACTTCCGTTTCCTAATGTTCTTGAAGCTTCTGTAGTTTCACCCGGCATTTCGTCATATGTCGGCATATCACCTCCCATATAATCACCTTCATTTGTTTCGTCATCCCAACCTTCGTTGAATTCTTCATCATCATCTTTGTGCATGTTGTACATTTCGTTGAATTCTTCATCGTCTAAATTTACGTTGAAGTTTTCATCATCATATTCGTCTTCGTACATTTCAGATTCAGTAACTCCGTGTTTGATTTTACCAAAAGAAAATTTAGGACCTCTACCTGTTTTTTCAGATTTAGAACCACCTTTCATGTCGTCTTTAAATCCTTTGTTGTTAACAGTCGATTTTTTAAATCCTGACTTCATACTTCCAAAACCAATTCCTACCGGTTTCATTGATTCTTGAACTTCAAGTTCATAAACAACTTCATCCTCTTCGTCATCGTCATCCTCTTCGTCATCGTCGTCATCAAATGAAAATTTATTTGACGAATATTTGTCGAACCCGTCTCTGTCTTCATCACCAAATTCATCGTCTTCTGTATCATCATCTTCATCATCGTACATTTCGTTTTTGTACATTTTAGAATTCATTTCGTCTTCTTCAAAGACTAACTCATAGATAACACTCTCGTTTGCTGTGTCCATTGGCATCGCTTCTATATTATTTGATCCTCCACCTAAACTAATCATGTAATCGTTGTTTGTGTTACTGTCGGTTAAATGAACATAATCACCATCTTTTTTAATAATGATTCCGTCTTCATCACCCATAGCCTTCCAAACTTTTAAAACTTCTTCAGGAGATGATCCTGTCATGTCTAATGGTGGCATTTCGTCTTCGTTATCTGTAGGTCCTTCAGTTCCCATAGCGGAGAAATCAAATTCTTCTCCATCTACATCAACCTCAGCATCTACTTCTTCTTCCTCTGTACCGTCTTCTGTGTCTTCAACATCAATTTCACCCTCAGGTGGCATTTCGTCTCCTTGTTCTGGTTGTTCGTACAAATATTTTTTTCTTGGGCCGTTTAAGGACTCCCTTACTAATTCACTGATTTCTTCCTTCATGGTTGAAGCAAGTATTCCTTTTGCGTTTTCACTGATAGCTTCTTCAATCGACTTCATTTGTAATAAAGCCTCTTCTACTATCGAATTGTTTTTGTTTAAACTCATTTGTAAATTGCAATGCGTTATCGTTTATTTACAAATAAATATACCGACATAGTAAAAAATTTAGTATTTTACTTGATATAAGTAAAAAAAAATATTATGCACAAAAAAAGGGACACGTAATTTGTATCCCTTTTTTAATAATTTTTGATGATATTACTCAATAACTTCATCAATTTTACTTTCGACAATTGCCGTAATTCTCCAATCCATAGTGTATGTTTCATAAGTCTTAGTTACTTTAGCTTCAACATCTGTAGGTGAATACCCCTTTACTAATTTTTCTTCTTTAATTTTTTTTACTTTCCCTGTATTTTCATCCACGATATCTGTGGTTACTCTAGCTACAAAATATTTTTCGTCCATATCTAATTGTTTTTTTATTTACCTAAATAATCGGATAATCTTTTCATTAAGTCAACAGATTTATCCATACCTGAACCTAAAACTTCAATATTATTATTTTCTTCTAATTTTTCTTCATATGTTGGTCTATCTTCTTTATTCAAATAAAGATATGCTCCCGGTGTTGATGGTGATGACACTAAGTCAAAACAAATTAACTCAAAATCCCCCTGTACTTCATTTTGTTCTCCTTGTTTAACCAAAGAACCAACACCACGAGAAGAAACCCCCATTGTGACACCTTGTCTCATAAGGTTTGCTGCAACATCACCCTTAGACGTTACAATCCCTCTTTCGTGGAAACCTGGACTCGTTAGTAGTTTGACTTTACCCATTAGAACGTTACCTTCCCACCACATGTCTGTTATAAGGTGAGCTACTCGATCTAAATCAATCAAGGAAGATTCGGGGTGATTTAATTCTGATATAGACATACCACGTTTAATAATTTCTTGGTATTTTTCAGCTTCTCTTTTTAATATTTTTTCAGGGTAAACTCTACCATTTCTATTTGGTACGCCATACTTCTGTAAGGTTGCATAAAATACAAACGGTTTAGAGTGTTCTAATTGTCCATAAGATTCTTTAATAACATCTGAATTTCTTACTTCATTTGGGTTGATGATTCCAGCATCCCACTCAACTAATATTCCTTTACCAGTATCATTTGGTCCTAATATTCTCATAGTATATTTTTATGATAAATATTAGGCATTTATGAATTCTTTTGTTTTTGTCTTACTTAATATGAAATACTTACTATTTTTTAAGTCATCTTTATATATTGACCCAAGAATTCTTTTAATTTTATCTCTTAAAATTAATGATTTAAAATCCATACTTTGGTTGTGTACAAACAAAGTAATTTCAAGATTTAAAAAACTTTTTTTATTTTTTTGTATCCCACTTGTGCGTAAGTCTAAATCGACTATTTGTTTTCTTTCGAAAGTTTGGCTATCAACAACCTCTAATAATGTATGTTGTATTTGTCTTTTTATTTCCCCAATTAGTTTTGTCCAATTTTGGTCTTCTTGTATTGGCTCAATCCACGTTTGTAATATTATGTAAACTGATTTAAAATTTTTTGAGTCAACCGTTCCGTAGTAACATTTTGCATCATCAAACACATTTAGTTTTGATGTTTTTCCTTTTTTCATTCTTCATACCTTATCTGTTTATTGTTTTTAAAAAGGTAAGTGAAAAAATAACATTTGTCAAAATTCAAAAAAGTTCGTATATTTATATATAAAACAAGAAAAATTTATGATTATAGTTAAGGTAAAAAATGTGGGGTCAATTGAACAAGCACTTAAACAATATAAGTCTAAGGTTAATAAAACAAAACAATTAGAAAAATTAAGAGAACGTCAAGAATTTACCAAAAAATCAGTTAAAAAAAGAGGACAGAATAAAAAATCGGTTTATTTACAAAAAAAGAAGTCTCAATTAGAGTCTTGATTTTCTTCATTATTATTTATTTTTTTTTCCTTTTGTATTTGATGTAGGATATACCCTGAAATTCCAAACTCAATTGATGCCTACATAACAATATCAGTCATAGATAAGTCAGGATATTTTTTTAAAAAAAAAACCATCCCCCATTGTGCCACTATAAATGCTATTCCAGACTCAAGTCTTTTTTTAGAAAAAAATGATGGTTTGTGTGAGTATATCCTTATAAGTTCAGTGATCCCCTTTTTTATGTTTCCCCAACCAAAAAAGAATTTCCTGTTACTTATAACCCTTGATTTAACTTTCTTAACTGGTAAAGATTATATTTGTCGTATTTAGACTCACTAATTTTTTTGATAGTATTTTCAATAGTATCTTTTAATTCGTTTTCTTTTGATTCGTTTAAAGACGTTTTCAAATTAGAAATAACATTTTCTTTTAAGGTATCAATTTCTAATTTAATACTCTTATCACTTAAAGACGATAATTCAATTAATTCTTTTCTTTCGGATTCACTAATATTTGAAAGTTCTTTATTTAACCTATCATTTGCAACCCTTAACATAGTTTTAAGTGGTAGATTAATAGATTCTTTAATTTCTATTTTATTTTCAGAAATTATTGTATTAATAATTCTTTTTTTAGATTCTAAAACCGTTTCTAAATTTTTAATTGACTTATTATAGATTGTAACATCAATGTCCTTGTAATTATTTACAGATTTTTTAACAATAGAAGATATCCATTCGTCAACATTTTTTAAAGAACGTTTGTTATTTTCAATTAATATTTGTGAGTACTCAATAGACTCATTAATATAGTCAGTAGCAATATCATTACTTAATCCTTTCTTTTTAGATAAATCATCATATATAAAATACAATTCTGATAAGTCCTTATTTTCTAAAACCATAGTTTTTAATTGTGACATATATGTTTTAAATTCAGGTTTACCGTATAAGCCAATTGAGGCTTTTTCTATTTTTGTTTTAATTGTTCCGAACGTGTTCATAGTGTTTTTATTTATAAATATTTACTAACTCAGTAAATCCTTCAACTTGTCGTTGATTTCTGTTAATGAGTTTCTTCCTTTCGCTAAATCCATATAATCACTACCCCCAAATAAATGGTCTTCTAATAGCATATTTAAATCATTTTTATTAAACCCTTCAGGGGTTACTCCACCGCCAGGAGGGGCTTCAGGGGGAGGTGGTTCAGACCCACCACCCATATCAGGCATTCCACCCATGTCACCAGCACCACCGGCTTCACCCGCAGGTTCACCCGCAGGTTCACTTTCTTTTTTACCATATAGTTTATCTATATTATCAAATAACCCTGTTTTAGTGATAACTTCAGCGGTTTTACCTAATTCTGCAGAAACAGCTCTCTCAACTCTTTGTTGTTGTAAATCCAATCTGATTTCTTCATCTGAGAACCCTAAGATATGTTTTTTACCCCAAGATGCAGATACAGGTGCCACGGAGTTTGGAATCTCAGCAACAGCATCTTTATATAATGTTATTTTTTCTTTCCATAATTCAATACCCAATAAATCGGATTGTTTTGATGGGTTATGTAATCCTAATGTAAAGTTTGTTAATTCATCCTCAAACCCTAATAGGAAAAGGTGAATGATTGCAATTTTATTTAATTCGGCAATCATACATTTTTGAATTCTGTTAATTGTTCTTGCAAAACGAATATCTAATAATGATAAGTTTTTACCGTCACCAACAGCCTCTTCAAACCCTAAATACGCTTTAGGGATTCTTAACGCCGTAACTAATTTCTTTTGAATGTATTCAATATCTGCAATCTCCGCCAAGTTTGTTCCACCAGGTAGAGTTTCAATTGGATTGGTTGCTGTAGTATCCCTAACAGGAATAAAGTAATCTTGGTCTACCGCCAATTGGTTGTATCTCATATCAACATTACCTGTCTGAGGATCTGAAATTTGGTCTCTTTTAAATTTACTTGCGACTCTTTGTACGTATGCATCAACATCTTTATCGTCCATGTTTCCAACAAACACTTTAAACACCCGTCTTTCAGGGGCTCTTGATACACGATAAATTAACATCGCATCTTCTGATAATAAAAGTTGTTTCCAAATACGACGTGATTTTTCTAACATAGAAGTACCGTATGGAAGTTTTCTATCATCACCTAAAATTCTAAAGTGAGCGACTTCCCATGTATTAAATTCCATATTCTTTTCTTTCCAAGTAAACTTCAAAGCGTCGTTTTCCATTTCTTGAGAATATTTGTCAGGTTGAAATCTCATACCCTTTTCCAATCTTTCTATTTGAATGTTAGGTAATTGTTGACAACCAACTATTCCTTTTTCTGGATCTAATTTTAAATAAACAAAATTATCACCAAACTTACATGTGTTTCTTGTCCACATTGGTAGGTTTGTACTAATATCTAATTTATTATTAAACAAATCGGCTAATACTGATTTTATTCTTTTTGACTCTGAATAAATTTGTAATATATGTCCGTCTTTATCTGGTGTTGTAGATTCTTCACCGTAGATGTCTAAAGCCGCTGAAATTTCAGGAGTATATTCCATACTTTCGTAGTCATAATATGAAGCCAATCTTGTTGGTTCATAATAAACCGCCTGTTGGTACAAATTACCCTCAACCTTTTGCCATTGTTTACCAATGTACATCGTTTGTTGTGATTGTAGTTTTTCTCTTTCAAACTCATCCTTATCTGTCGTTTTTAATAGTTCTTTTTTGTCAAACTTAAAGACAGGTGATTGTTGGTCCAAAGTGGCATTAGGTCCAAAAACCTTACCTAACCTTTGCCATACCGTCATTTTATCTTGTGCCATAATCTTTTTTTACTTAAATAATAGTGTTAGTTGTAGTAAATTAAACTCTTCCTCCACCGAATAACCATAAATACTTTTCATAATCGCTTTTGGACGCTTGTTGTCTACCATAATTCATGTTATTATAGGTGTTGGCGGGTAATCCAGGATTAAAATTTTGAGAACTATCTTTAAATGTATTTTTTTCAGTAGTCCAAGATTCCAACATCGCCTTTGTTTGTTCTGTAGCCTTTTCTAATTGAGCAAAAGAAGTTTCACCAACAAACACAGCCATAGCAAATGCCATGATTAAATCATCGTGTTGCCCTTTTTGGTGGTCGGGCCTACCATTCACATAAACAAACGTATTAAGTTCGTTAAATAGTCTTTGCGACCTTAATGCAAAATCAAATCTTAATGCTTCTTCAAACGCTTGAATTATTAAAACACGTTTTGAATTAAAATTAATCCCCGGTATTTTGTCTTGCGATTTTGGATCCCATTTCCATTTATCTGCAGGATTAACACCATCTATGTATAAATTTTTATATCCTAATTCTTGTAATTTTCTTGAGGTAGATACCCCCATACCTCCAGTAATATCGGTAACAATAAATGAGTTATACATTGTTGCCCATTTAAATGCAATTTCCGCCAATACGTCAGGTGGAACTTTTCCTATATATTCTAATACCTGTTCTCTAACATCAAAATCAATAATAGATATAGTACTAAAATCTTCACTATCACCTCTTGAAACGTCAACACCCATTATATATCGATGACCTTCTATCGGTTCTTTCCATTGCCAAATTGCACCACCCATAAATTTGTTTTCGGGTTCCTTAATATAGGTTTCTTTAATTTTTTTCATGGTTTCGGGAGGAATAACACTATCCCCTGAACCTAAAAAGTTACATTCGAGTTCTTGTGATATTTTTCTTTTATCAAACTTTAATTTTTTAGCCATTGATTCAAACCAAGAACTATATGGTTTATAACCCTCGTTTTCAATTTTTAATTTAATCTCTTGAAAATCCCTAT